CGAAGGGAGTCTCGCTCCAAGGCCGACTTCAGAGCTTGAACATTCGCGGCTTGCCATCCGTCGTCCAGCTCCGCGATCCTCGCCAGCAGCGGGTCAGCAATGGCGTGGGCGGCGGCGTAGACGTAGGGCTTTAGATCGGTCAAGCCCTCTTTGATCGTGAAGCCGTTCGCGAGGAATGCTTCCCGAATCCGGTCATCACTCAGCCCCTGCGCCTCCCGCAGCTTGCGCATCTGGTCGGCGTGGTAGGCGGTAGCGAAGTTCGCGAGTCCCTGCACTGAGAAACCCCAGTCCTCGCTATGAGGGTCGAAGACCTCCCAGTCAGGCATTTCAATGCCGAAAAGCTTCCCGTCTTCAGGCTGCGGCAGTTCGTCATTGGTCATCACAGGTCCTTCGGTGAAACAGGCGAGCCCCAGCACGGGGTTATCTCCACGGCGAATTCGAGCAACCGTTCCGGGTTCATGCCCCGCATCTTGGCGAGCTGGCGCTCGAGCGATTCGATGCGGATCTGGCGCAGCTCTTCGATGCGCGCAAGCGCGTCATCGCGGTTGTTGAATGCCTCGCTGCCGAGCTTGTACGAGGAAGCTAGCCCCATCGGGTGGACGCACTCTGCGCCTTCTCGGGGATTGGCATCCGCGATCCACACGCCCTGCGTGAGGGCGTACTTGGTGATGTAGAACTTGTTCACGCTGCGGCTTCCTCGTAGCTGATGCGCTCGGGGCGCCAGTCGGCATCGGTCAGCACGATGCCGTCGAGCCGCGCGGCGCGCTGAACGCGCTCCACAGCAGAGGAAGGGATCAGGCCATCCGCACCGATCGGGCGGGAGTAGCCCCAGCGGTAAATCGTGATGCGCGAGGTGGGGTAGCCAGCGCGCTTGAGCGCGGCCGCGAGGTGGGCCTCGCCGCCGAACTTGGCGACCACCTTGGCCGCCTGGTTGTATGTGGGGCGTCCGTGCCGGCCTTCCCCGCGCTTGATGGCCATCAGCGTTCCCCCGGCGTGTGGTTCGATTCCATGTTTGTGTCCTTGCGAAATTGACTGTATGTTACTTAAATCGCAATGATGTGGCAAGCAGTGTCGGCGGCCAACGGCTGGTGAGGGTGTTGCAATGTGTTACGAGAATCGTTACGGTGGTTCCACTGAGTGGAACGGCTGGATCGGGAGAACTGTGTGGGCAATGTTGTGGACAAGGCGTGGTTCGCGGATCGGCTGGCGATGAGGAAGATCAGCCAGCGCAAGCTCGCGGGGATGATGGACATGGATGCGTCGGCCATGTCGCTGATGCTGTCGGGCAAGCGGAAGATGAGCGCGCAGGAAGCTGGCGAGGTGGCCAAGCTGCTCGGGGTCAGCGTGGAAGAGGTGATGCGCCACGCCGGTATTGCGGTGGCCGTCAACGTGGAGAAGTCGGTTCCGGTGGTGGGCTACGTGAACGACCGCATGGAGGTGCGGATGGGCCGACCCAAGGGGCCGTTGACTGCGGCCATGCCACCCGAGTGCGGGAAGGGCTGCCAGGCGTTGCGGATCCAGACAGGCGCCTTCTTCGATGGGTGGCTGGTGTTCTACCAGCCCAACGAAGGGATCTCGCTGGAAGCAGTGGGGCGGCTGTGCATTGTTCGAGCTGTCGACGAGGAACGCGGGCAGCTGAAGTTCGTCAGCCGCGGGTATGAGCCGGGCTGGCACGTGCTCACGTCGTTGAGAGGTGGCGAGCCCGTGCATGCGCGGCTGGAGAGCGCGGCGCCAGTGGCCTGGTTGAGGCAGTAGCTGAAGCGGTAGCCGGATCAGCCGACGATGTAGGGGAGCGGAGCGATCTGCGGAAGATCCACCAACGCCCCGGGCGCGATGTCAGGGCGCGGGTTGGGCGCGTTGTGGCCATGCAGGCCCCGGTGCGGGGAGTAGACGGTGTCCTCTTCAGCCAGGGCCTTCAGCGCGCGGGTGACTTCGTTCTGATGGATCTGGACGCCGAACTCGACCTCGACAGCAGGAGCGATGTCGGGGAAGCGCAGCAGGCCGTGCTTCCACAGCACGAACTCGACGCGGCGCATGTGGTTCCAGGTGTAGGTCTGAGGGCGCGCTGAGATGAACGCGTGCTTGGTGTTGGGGATGAAGGCGGGTGTATGCATGGTGGGCTTTCAGCTGAAGATGTCGATCGGGGTTGAGCGGGGCGACTGGGCCGGCAGCATCGCGAGGTGGCCGTCCAGGACAACTCGGTAGTCGCGTTGCAGGTGGCGCAGGGTCTGGCGCACGGTGTGCGCTGAGCTGTGGACGCGCAGCGCCAGCAGGTGTGGGTGGAGGTCGTACCAGAGGATCGGCCCCCGCTCCTCGAGGATCTTGAGCAGGGCGCGGGTCAGCGCCCCGTCGGTGCGGTAGTACTCAGGCATGGCGCTCCCTTCAGGCGTAGACGGACGAGACGTGCGCGTACAGGCCGTGGCGCAGCCTGACCACGCGGCCCTCGGCCACCAGCTCGGCGAGATGCTTGGCCAGGGTGACGCGGTGCAGCTTCAGGCCGAATATGGCTTCCATCACCCCGGGGAGTTCGCTGGCACGCAGAACTTGGCTCTCCTGCATCGCGTACTCGACCATGCGGGGGCGCGACGCATTCCAGTAGGTGCGGTCGCCGAGCGACATGAGCTTTGGTTTCGGGAGCATTTTGGTTTCCTCACCGTGTTTTGGTGATCGAATTGTAGCACTACGTGAGGATAGGAGGGAATTGTTTCGGCACACGTGAACAGGGCGACCGGCCGCAAACCCGCATGAATGCTCGCTTTTCGTGTTCCGGGGAGTGTTACCCAAAAACGGGTTCAAGTCGCCAGCGCGCGGCGCGCTACAACGCGGCGCCATCGCGGGGCTGCTGGGGAGCGGCAGCGTTGTAGCGGCAACACTGTTCCACTGGTGTGTATTAATTTAATAGGAAAAAAGAGAACAAGGGGAACAGCCCTAGGAAGAAAAGCCGAAATTTTGTTCCGGTTGTAAAATTTACATGGGGAGCAGACCGGAACAGGATAGGCCCCCGCCCCGATGGCGATGGGAATGCAAAACGCGCCCGATGGGGCGCGTTTCGATTGTGAAGCGGGGGAGTGTCTACGCGCCGGTAGCCTGGGCGATGGCGGCGCGGGCGAACTTGAGCCATTCGTCATCGCCCCCTTCGAGGTCCGGCCCGAACGAGTCGACGGCATCCCGCAGCAACGACAGCAGCTCCGGCGCAGCAGCGATCAGGCGGCCATTCGCGGCGGCTTGCTCGTCATCGCCGAAGTACTTCGAATACACCTTCGCAATCAGCGTCTCTGCGGACACTGGCACGTAGGGCAGGCCCCGGGACTTCTCGATGGGGTGGGCCTTCCATGGCCCCGGCGAGTGCTTCGCGGTGCTCATGACAGCGAGCCCCAGGCCATGGCGGTCAGAGTGCCGATGATGGCCAGGGCCAGACAGGTCGGCAGAGCGAAACGAAAGGGGCTGCGGGTGCGGGCGCAGACGAGAGGACAGGCGTAGTCGACGGTTGAGTGCTGGGCTCGCTGGACTCGTGTGTGTCGCTGGGGAGCGTCGAGGAAGATTGGGCGCATGGGAGGGGCTCCGCAAGGTCAGGACAGAAGGATAGCGCTGAAGCTGGCGCGTACCACTGAAGGTGTTGAGCGCACTTGACGAGCTGGGCGCGAAGCCGCTCGTTTTCGGCGCGCAGGGCGAGAGAGGTTTTCATGCGAAGAGGGAGAGAAGGCGAGCGAGCAGCGAGGGCTTGCGCTTGCGGGTTGGCGCTGGGGTGAGAAATGTGCTGCCGACAAACAGGTTTGAGAGCGGCGACATCGCGTGGTTGGCGTCGTGTTCGTTGTGCATGGCGTTCAGACGCAAAGCGCGTCGATGATCTTCGTGCGACGGGCGCCGTGCACAGGGGTGAGGATTGCGCCCGCCGAAGGCAGGCCCGAGGGCTTGACGGAATACAGGTTGCCAGTGCGGACGAAGTAGATGTAATCGACGCCGCGAATCGTGATGGCCTTGGTCATTTCGGGGCTCCGTTTGGTGTTAGGACAGTGAGAAAACGAAGCGAGCGAGCAGCGAGGGCTTGCGCTTGGGAGCGCGCACCGGCGCGGGCTTCTGCCAGCTGGGGATGTCCTTGGGTTGCAGGGCGAGGTTGGCGTCGTGGTCGAAGGTCATGGTGATCTCCGCTTAAAAACTTGTCACCAGCGCACCGCGTCTGCGGCGACGCCGGCGAAGTACGCGGCCTGTTGGGTGACGTTCAGGGCTTCGCGCTTGCCGCGGCCCATCATCAGGATTGCGCGGAACACATCACTGCAAGCGCGCTGGGCGGTTCGGCCGTTGGCCATGTCAGCGCGGATGACGCTTGCCCAGTAGCCGTTGTGTTCAGTCAGGGGGTAGAGCATCTCGGTCTCCGGTTGGTGATGCGATGGGTGAACTATAGCACCATGTTGCGATTACCGTAACATGCATCGTTAGATCGATTTGAAATGACTTCGGGCTTTGATATGCTGCGCAGCTATGAGCGCAGTCCTTCAGCCCCGGAACAAACACGTGTCGCCCGATCGCGTGCTCGCGACTGACCCGCATGTGATCGCAAGGGCCGAGGTTGCAATCGCTCACGTAGAGGAGGGCGAACTATTGAAGTACGCGCTGGAGAAGGCCGGAATTAAGCGCGCAATGTTCGCTTCAGTTCTTTCAGGACAGAGAGAACTGGCCGCCAGGCTCGCCCGCGCTCAAGAAATCAGCGCGGACTTCCTGGTTGACGATGCGATCGAGGCCGCGCGTAGCGAGCCGGACGTGATGCGAGCACGCGTGATCGCGGAGAACAACCGATGGGCGGCCAGCAGGCGCAACAGCAAGAAGTACGGCGACCGGATTGACCTCAACGTCACCCAGACGCTCGACATCAGCGGCACGCTTTTGGAGGCGCGCACGCGCATGTTGCGTCCAATGCGCGACCAGCTGGCAGTCAGCGACGCTCAAGTGCTTGATCTACCTAGCGTGAGCGTGCTTGGAGCACAAGATAACCAATCACACGCAGAGCTTGACGATGCATTGTTCGCTGCGCCTGAGCCTGCGCGCGTCGAGCAGGCATCGGACAGCGATGTGCCTGACATCTTCAGTTGATGGCGAGGGGGCCCCATTGGCCGAAGGGGGCGTGGGGGTGGGGGGTGGGGGCAAAACTCCGCGCCGCGGGGCAAAACCTCGGGACCCAACGGCGACTCCTTTTTAATTTTTCGCTGCGAAACCTCCAATCTGTTACGATAATCGCATGACGACCAAATCCATCGAACAGCTGCTCCGGGATCTCGACGACGAGATCGCCGCCCTGGTGGAGATCGGCACGCGGCTCGACGAGTACCTCGGCAAGCTCACCCCGGCGCAGGCGGTGGCGTGGGACGAAGCGAAGGCGACGATCGCTCGGGTGAAGCCCCAATGACCCTCCTCTGCTTTCTCGTCGGCTTCGTCGCCGGACTGACGCTGGGTGGCCTGCTCGATGGCAGCTAGTCAGCCGATCTACGGCGCCCGCGGCGAGCAGGACTTGATGCTCGAGCTGTGGGATCCGCGCCTCAGCGATAACCCGCACGAGTTCGTCCGCTTCGTCTACCCCTGGGGCAAGGCCGGCACGCCGTTGGAGCACCTCACGGGGCCGCGCAACTGGCAGGACGCGCAGTTGAAGGACATCGCGGCGTACATCAGAAGTGCGCGCACACATCAGCAGATCCACAAGGCCGTTGGCGAGATGTACCGCGAGGCGATCGCGAGTGGCCGCGGCATCGGCAAGTCGGCCCTGTTCGCGATGGTCGCGCACTGGTTGATGTCCACACGCATCGGCGCCAGCGTGTGGGTGACCGCCAACGGCGAGCCCCAGCTCAAGACCAAGACCTTCCCCGAGATCGCGAAGTGGATCACGTTGGCGATCAACAGCCACTGGTTCGACGTGTCCGCCACCAAGATCGAGCCGGCCGGCTGGATCAAGGAGGCGGTGCAGCGCGACCTGAAGATCGACCCGAAGTACTGGTACATCGCAGCCCAGCTGTGGAGCGAGGAGAACCCGGACGCGTTCGCTGGCGCCCACAACGTCTACGGCGAGATGTATCTGTTCGATGAGGCCAGCGGCATCCCGTCCCCGATCTGGACGGTGGCGCAAGGCGTCTTCACCGAGCAGATCGTCGACCGCTACTGGCTGGCGTTCAGCAACCCGCGGCGCAACTCGGGCGCGTTCTTTGAGTGCTTCCACAAGGATCGCACCCAGTGGCGCACGCGGCAGATCGACGCCCGCCAGGTGGAAGGGCTGGCGCAGGATGCCTACGACGCGATCGTGGCCAAGCACGGCGCCGACTCGGACGAGGCGAAGATCGAGGTGTACGGCCAGTTCCCCTCCAGCGGCCACAACCAGTTCATCCCCAAGGATCAGGTGATGTCCGCCCAGGAGAGGGAACCCATCCCGGACCCGGGCGCCCCGCTGCTGCTGGGCGTCGACGTGGCGCGCTTCGGCAAGGATTCGACCGTGCTGGCCTTTCGAAAGGGACGTGATGCGACTTCCATCCCGTGGCAGGTTTACCGTGGGCTGGACACGGTTCAGATTGCGACCCGGGTCGCCGAGGCACTGACCAAGTACAAGGTCGACGCGGTGTTCGTGGACGGCAATGGCGTGGGTGGCGGCGTGGTCGACAACCTGAAAGCCTGGGGCCACCGGGTGATCGAGGTGCAGGCCGGCGCCACGCCGAACGATCCGGACAAGTACCTGAACAAGCGCGTGGAGATGTGGGCGCTCACCAAGGAGTGGCTGACGATCGGGAGCATCCCGAAGCTGGCAGACCTGCTGCCCGACCTGATCGGGCCCGAGTACAGCTACCACCCGGTCACAAGCAAGCTGTGCCTGGAGACCAAGGAGAAGATGATGGACCGCGGGCTGGCGTCGCCCAACCTGGCCGACGCGCTGGCGATGACGTTCGCGCAGACCGTGGCCCGCAACGACGCGCGCACCTCCCGCAGCCACAGCCGGACACGGCAGGCCACCGGGCTCGACTACGACGTGCTGGGGGCTGGTCGCTAGGCCAGCCGATGTGCTATCGTCTGCGTGTTGCGATAATCCAAAGGCGCTGCCATGGGCGGACTGTTCTCGAAACCGAAGATCCCGGTGCCGCCCCCGGTGGCTCCTCCGCCCCCGACCATGGGCAACGCCTCGGCCGATGTCGACGTGGCCGCGCAGGAGATGGCGCGCAGCCTGCAGCGCGGGCGCACTTCGACCATGCTGACCGGTGGCGCAGGGCTCACGGACCTCGGCGACACCACCAAGAAGCAGCTGCTGGGAGGCTGATCCTCATGAGCGGCATGTTTCGCACACTGCAGCGGGCGGCGGACTTCAGTGCCAAGATCGACCCGATCGGCAGCCGGGTGGGGGCCAAGATCGACCCGGGCGGCAACGCGCTCGGCATCTACGGCTCGAAGGCACCGCCCCCGATCTTCGGCGACAAGTTCGCCGAAGGCATGGGGATCTACGGCGCCGACTCGGCCGAAGCTGATGCGGCCACGATGAACAACGCGCGGATCAAGGCGATCCAGGAAGGCGACATGGATCTGGACGCGGTGAACCGGCGCACGGCGGCCACGCTCACCTCGGGCAAGCGCACGACGGCGATGACCCTGTTCGGGAGCTAGGGATGCAGGTCGCCACCAACGTCCTGCCCTTCGCCTCGATGGCGCAACGCCAGCAGAGCGACCGCAACGCCGATATCGCCGCCGAGGTGCTGCGCGAGTTCGAGCAGCTCGAGTCGAGCCGCGGAATCTGGGAAACCCACTGGGAGGATGTCTCCCGCGTGGTGCTGCCCTACTACTCCACCAGCTTCAACACCCGCGGCGTGATGACGCCCGGGCAGGAGCGCAGCCAGCACCAGTACGACGTGACCGCCAACATGGCGCTGTGGAAGTTCGCAGCCGCGATGGAGAGCATGCTCACGCCGGCCAACGGCAAGTGGCACAAGCTGCGCCCAACCGACCCCGGCCTGAAGAAGGACCGCGAAGTCCAGCTCTGGTTCGACCAGGTCAACGACGCCCTGTTCCACTATCGGTACAGCGCGCACTCCGGCTTCCAGGCGCAGCAGCATGACGCCTATGTCGGCACCGGCGCCTTCGGCACCGCCTGCCTGTTCACCGACGAATTCCGTGATCCGACCCGGCCGCGGCAGCGCGGCTTGCGCTACCGCAACGTCCACCTCGGCGAGCTGTTCTTCGCGGTCAACCACCAGGGCCAGGTCGACAAGGCGTTCCGTCGCTTCAAGATGACGCTGCGCCAGATCGCGCAGAAGTGGGGCCCGGAAATCCTCGGCGAGAAGTACGGCGGGATGCTCAAGGAGAAGCCTGAGCACGAGGTGGTCGTGATCCACGCGGTGCGGCCGAACATGGAGTTCGACCCGCAGCGCATGGACGCCAAGGGCAAGCGCTTCACCTCGCACTACGTGCTGCGCGACACCAAGGTGCTGCTGGGCAGCGGCGGCTACCGCTGCTTCCCCTACTCGGTCTCGCGCTACCTGACCGCCCCGGGCGAGCTGTACGGGCGAAGCCCCGCGATGAACGTGCTGCCCGGCATCAAGGTTTTGAACGAGGAGAAGAAGACCATTCTGAAGCAGGGCCACCGCGTGGTCGACCCGGTGCTGCTGGCGCACGACGATGGCATCCTCGAGGGCTTCTCGCTGAAACCCGGCGCGGTCAACTACGGCGGCGTCAACGCGCAAGGCCAGCGCCTGGTGCAGGCGCTGGAGACCGGCAACATCGCCATCGGCAAGGATCTGATGGACGACGAGCGGATGGCGATCAACGACGCCTTCCTCGTCACCCTGTTCCAGATCCTGGTCGAGACGCCGCAGATGACGGCCACCGAGGTACTGGAGCGGGCGCGCGAGAAGGGCGCTCTGCTCTCGCCGACCATGGGCCGCTACCAGTCCGAAGGGCTGGGGCCGATGATCGAGCGCGAGGTGGATTTGCTGATGTACCAGGGTCTGCTGCCCAAGCCGCCGCGGGCGCTGCTCGAGGCCGGCGGCGACTACAAGGTCGAGTACGACGCCCCGCTGAACCGCATGATGCGCGCCGAGGAAGGCGCCGGCGCGATGCGCACGTTCCAGTGGGCGGCTGAGATCGCCGGCCAGACCCAGGATCCGAGCGTGATGGACTGGTTTGACACCGACGTGATGATCCCGGAGCTGGCCGACATCAACGGCATGCCGTTCCGCTGGATCCGCGCCGAGGACGCGGTGGCCGAGATTCGCGAGGGGCGTCAGCAGCAAGCCGCCGCGGCGCAGATCACCCAGGCGCTGCCGGGCATGGCGGCGATGGCCAAGGCCGCCTCGCCGCAAGGCACCAACCCCAACGCAGGACAGCCGGCCCCATGAGCGAGCACAGCGAGAACCACACCTACGCCGAGCCCGAGCCCGTTGGAGAAGGCGACGGCTGGGCCATCGCCGAGCTGGACGCCGAGGGCCTGGTGGTGGCCGAGTTCTGGTACGCCACCGAGGCCGCGGCGCGGGCGGCCTACGCCATGCTGACCGAATGAACCTGCTCGAACAGGCGAGGCAGTTCCTCGCGCGCCGGCGCACCGTCTACGTCAAGACCTTCCTCAACCCGATGGGCGAGGAAGTGCTGCGCGACCTCGCCAAGTTCTGCCGCGCCCACGAGACCACCTTCGCCCCCGACGCCCGCGCGCACGCCGTGGCCGAAGGCCGGCGCGAGGTGTGGCTGCGGATCCAAAGCCATCTTCGCCTGACCGACGAAGAACTCTGGCGGCTCTACGGTCAAGCTTCCCAACCCGTGAGGATCTCCAATGACTGAAGTCACCCCCGTCGCCGGCGGACAAGGTGCGCCTGCCCCGGCAGCCGCGCCCGCCGCGGCCCCTGCGTCCAGCGCGCCGCCGGCGCCGCCCGCCGCGCTGACCTGGCTGCCGACCGCCGACGAAGTCACCGTCGGCTACGTCCAGAACAAGGGCTGGACCGAGCCCGGCCAGGTGCTCGACGGCTACCGCAACCTGGAAAAGCTGTTCGGCGCCGATCGCGCCGGCAACACCGTGGTGCTGCCCAAGGCCGACGCGAGCCCCGAGGAGATGGGCAAGTTCTACGACCGGCTCGGCCGGCCGGCGGCCGCCGACGGCTACAAGCTGGAGATCCCGCAAGGCGGTGATCCGGCCTTCGCCAAGCAGGCGAGTGGCTGGTTCCACGAGCTGGGCCTGAGCCAGAAGCAGGGCGAAGCGCTGGTCTCGAAGTGGAACGCGCATGTGGGCGGGCTGACGCAACAGCAGCAGCTCGCCGCCCAGCAGCAGTTCCAGGCCGACGACACGCAGCTCAAAGCCGACTGGGGCCAGGCGTACCAGCAGAACCTGGTGGCAGCGCAGGCCGCGGTGCGGGGCCTGGGGATCTCGAACGAGCAGGTCGACAAGCTCTCCGCCGGGCTCGGCCACAAGGCCACCATGGAGCTGTTCCAGAAGATCGGCGCGCGCATGGGCGAGTCCGACTTCGTCACCGGCGACAAGCTGGAGAAGTTCGGCAACGCGATGACCCCGGGCCAGGCCAAGGCCGAGATCCAGTCGCTGCGCGACGACAAGAGCTTCGTGGCCAAGCTGATGACCAAGGACGCCGAGGCCACCGCGAAGTGGACGCGCCTGCACCAGTTCGCATTCCCCGAGCAGAAGGAGTGACGCATGGCTGAAGCTCTCGAGACCCGGGCGCTGGCCGAGTACGCCGGCCGGCCGGAGAACTACCTGAACGACTGGGCGCGTCGCACCGGCAACCTCGAGGACTTCGACCAGTACGCCGTCGAGGTGACGCAGGACGCGCACGGCTACCAGTGGGCGTCGATCGTGGAAAAGAGCGCTGTTGCGGAAACGTCAACGCGCTCCTACAATCACAACGCGGACGCCCCCGCCGAGCCTGCAAAGGCCAGCGGTCGGCGCAAGGCCAAGACCGCGGACAAGTCAGTCTTCGACTGACCCTGCAGTCGGGATCCGGCAAGACACGCGGCCCCTTTCGAGTTCGAGGACAAGCCGGGAGCAGATGACGCCTGAAGGTCATCACTTTCGGTTCTACCTCAACTCGGAGGACGCATGTCCAACCAGATCACGACTGCATTCGTTCAGCAGTACTCGACCAACATCGCGATGCTCCTGCAGCAGCAGGGCTCGCGTCTCCGCAACGCCGTTCAAGTCCAGAGCTTCACCGGCAAGGCCGCTTCCGTCGTCGAGCAGTTCGGCCAGGTCGCCCCGGTCAAGAATTCCGGCCGCCACTCTGACACCCCGCTGATCCCGACGCCGCAGGATCGTCGCTGGGTCTACCCGGTCGACTACGACTGGGCCGACCTGATCGACGACCAGGACAAGCTGCGCCTGCTGATCGACCCCACCGGCCCGTACACGCAAGCCGGCGTGCTGGCGATGGGCCGCGCGATGGACGACGAGATCATCAACGGCATGTTCGGCTCGAACAACACCGGCGAGAACGGCTCGTCGGCGACCGGCACGCTCGGCGCCTACAACTCGGGCAGCCAGGTGGTTCTCGCCAACGTTGGCGCGTCCGCCAACACCGGCCTGAACATCGCCAAGCTGCGCGCCGCGAAGAAGAAGCTGATGGCGGCCGAAGTCGATGTCGACAACGACATGCTGTTCATCGCGCTGAGCGCCGAGCAGCACGACAACCTGCTCAACGAAGCGCAGGCGATCAGCCTCGACTACAACACCAAGCCGGTGCTGGTCGATGGCCGCATCACCGCGTTCATGGGCTTCAACTTCATCCAGTCCGAACGCATCCCGGGCGCGCCGTCCTACAACGGTTCGCTCTCCACCGGCGGCCAGTACTACGTCCCCTTCTGGGCGAAGACGGGTGTCGCGCTGGGGATGTGGAACGATGTCTCGGCCTCGGTCGACAAGCGCCCGGACAAGCGCAACTCCACGCAGGTCTACGTGACCGGCACCTTCGGCGGAACGCGTCTCGAAGAGAAGCGCGTCGGCTACATCCAGTGCGTGTAAGGAGCACCCAACATGGCACAGACCTTCTCCACTGAACTCGCCGGCATCGACAGCATCCCCGCCGTCAAGCCGTCCGCCACGGCGGCCTACGGCGCGCGGCTCAAGCGCTTCCGCGCCACGATCACGCTGGCGGCGCAAGCCTCCGGCGACACCATCGTGCTGGCTGACCTGCCCGCGGGCTACACCTTCGCCTACGGCGTGCTGACGGCGAGCGCGACGCTCGGCGCCACCGCGACGGTCGCGATCGGCACCGCCACCACGCCGGCCAAGTACAAGGCCGCGGCGATCTTCACCGCGGCCGACACGCCCACCATGTTCGGCACGGCGATCGCCGGCGCCGGCCAGGCGGCGCTGACGGCCACCGAGCGTGTGCTGCTGACGATTGCCGCTGCCGCGCTGCCGGGCTCCGGCACGCTGGTGGTCGACATCTACGCCTCCCTGCCCAACTAACACGGGCCTCCCCCGGGGCATCGCGCCCCGGGGATTTTTTGAAGGAGCGCCAGACATGGCCACGTACTTCTACGGCATCAACAACGGCCAGAACGAATACCAACCGACCGTCGCAGCCGCGACCACCGGCAAGGACGTTGAGATCGTCGTCAACCTCAGTGCCAACGTGCCCTCGCGTGAGGAGCTGCTGCTGGCGATCGAGAAGCTGACGAACTTCATCGTCCGCCAACCCTACGCGCCGCTGTAAGCCATGGCCCGCGCAGATTCAGCCCAGTACGCCCTGGTGGCCGCCACGCCGGTCACAATCCGCGGTGGCGTTTACGCGCTCGTGGGCAAGGCCGCCGGCGGGAACCTGCAGATGCAGGCACCAGACGGCACCTTCGTCGCGGTGACCACGGTCGATACGCCGGCCACTCCGGTATCCGCGATCGGTGGTTCGATCTCGCCGATCTACCTGCCGGCCGGCAGCGTGCAGATCGCCAGCGGCGGTAACTGCTGGTTGGTCGGGATCGGCTGATGGCCCAGTCGCAGACCGACGCCTGCAACTCGGCGCTGCAGTTGGTCGGTGCGGCGACCATCATGGACATCACCGACAACTCGCGCGAGGCGCGGGCGTGCGCGGTGGCCTATGACTCGACGCGGCGCGCCGAGTTGCGCAAGAAGAAGTGGCGCTTCGCGATGAAGCGCGCGACGCTGGCGCCGGACGCCACCGCGCCCAACTTCGAATACGCCTACGCCTTCACGCTGCCAGCGGACTGCCTGCGCGTGGTGCTGCCGGCGGGTAATCCCGACCTCGACTGGTCGGTTGAGGGCCGCAAGATCTTGACCAACACCATGCAGTCGCCGTTCCTCGGCGCCGTCACCCAGCCGGCCGTCACCGGCGCGGCGTTGTTTCTGCGCTACGTCTCCGACATCGAGGACACCACCCAGTGGGACGCGGCGTTCTACGACCTGTTCGGCGTGGCGCTGGCGCTGGCGATCGT